TCGGCCAGCGATCCGCCTGACGCATGGAACAGATGCCCGTTCGTTGCTTCCGACTCAACGATGTGATGTCGGTACTCAATCGGCGGCAGGTTGTAGCCATCGTCTGGGTATCCAAGATCAGACGGACGACGCAGCATGACGCACCAGCTCGCCATCCATTTCCAGAACGCGTCACGAGCATGGCCCTTGAGTCGCCACTTACTTGTGTCGCCACCATCATGGACAAAGAACGTTGCCAGCATCTCGCTGCGTTTCATGACTCCGAGAAACTCAGCCTGATTGCCGATCTCCATGAAGTCGTTCGGTGCCGGAGTTGCCGACCAGCTCTGCCGGTACGGTACGCTGATCCAGTTTGTCAGCAGTGCGTTGCGTGTCTTACCGTCGAGACTCTTTAAGATGCTCCCTTCGTCGAGGATCACACCGCCAAACGCTGACGGATCGAATTTATGCAGCCGCTCATAGTTTGCCACATTGATGCCAGGCCTCGCGTCTGATGCCTGCTTGCAGACAGTGACGTCGCACTGAATACCGAACTTCGCCGCCTCGCGTTTCGTCTGCTCGGCAACCGCGAGCGGAGCGAAGATGATGACCGGCTTGGCCGTGTGCTCATGAATCAGGCGAGCTGATTCGAGCTGCTGAAAGCTCTTACCGAGTCCGCAGTCCTCATACCCGCCAAAGCGGCCACGCATACACGCCCAACGGACTACGTCCTTCTGCCAGTCGAACAGTCGCGGATTCAGTTCGCCGGGTTCAAACCCTGACGGCTGATCCGCAAGCTGCTTACTGGCAATGAATTCGAGATAATCATCACTCATTGGCACAGCTCCTCAAACATCTGGAGAAACTTCCGCTCAGCCTTCTGCCACTTCCACGGCTTGATTGTGAATGAGTACGGTTCGATCTCGTCCATAACACCCCAGTCATGACGGCTGCACATAAGGTCGCGACGCTCAGTCGCACAGACGCGGTTATCTGCTTCCTTAACAGCGGGATGCAGTGGCCAGTCGCAGCCTGCGTATTCACACACTCGCTGCATGATCGCATCTTCGACTTCGCAGAACTCTTTCATGGTGCCCTTGCACCACAGATAGACGTCCTGCTTGATCGGTCGCGGAATGTCAGGCAGATACGCTTCCGCTGCATCATGCAGCAAGCCCTGAAGCTGTACCTTCCTGCCGTACGGCTCCAGCACACGGGCAACAGTTACGCTGTGTTGAGCTACGCTGTACGGCTCGTTGGTTGCACCGCTGAAGCGATTTCGCAGAGCGAGATGATGAGCGATGTCGTTCAGGTAAACATACCCTTCAGCAGTTAGCGGCCAGAATTGAGTGCGGCTGTATGTCTCGATCCAGCCTTCGTCTTGTTCTGGCTCGACGGATTGTTGAGTGCTCAAAACGGCAAGTCCTCTTCGGCCATGCTGACCGCCGTCAGCTCGTCCAGTTCGGTCAGCGGTTGCGTGATCTCCGCTGCCACAATCTCAGGCCACTTCTTACCCGGCCATCTGCGGACGGTGATCACGTCCGGAATAGCGAGGCATCCACTCCACTGCACAGCTTCAGCAGCGGTCGCAGGGCATGGAGTCAGCGACCGATTAGACCACCACTGCTCGGCCTTCTGTCGCGGCCAGCCGGTGTGTTCAATACACACCCACTCACTGACTCGCTCACCAATGCCGACCTGATAATCAACCCGCAGCGTCTTCGGTGCATCTTCGTCGGCACCGCGTTTCGTGTGCTCCGAGTACGAGACGTCGATAACTTCGACTGACTCGTCCTCGAACTTCTCAGACAGCACACCAGTGTTTGACGCCGTGTGCTCGTGCCGAGCTTCGTTACTAGTGAATTCGTAGCCACACTCAGGGCAGGTAGAATACCCACACGCAAGTAGCTCGTGGCAAATCGGACACTCCTTTGATCTAGGCTCGCCCTTCTCGCCCCCGGCCTTGCGTTTACTGTCGACGCGAATCTCGTCGACAGGCCCGTGCCGCGTGACGTTGTCTCCATAGTCCAATATAAGGCAGTCAGATTTGTCGCATGACAATCGGAATCCGCGACCGACCATCTGATAATAGAGACCCGGACTGAGTGTTGACCGGAGCAATGCCACAGCATCGACATTTGGGGCATCGAACCCTGTAGTCAGTACGTTGACGTTGACCAGCCAGCGAAGCTGACCTGCCTTGAATTGTGAAAGCAGCTCCGCACGCTCCGCATCGGACGTCTCGCCGCATAAAAATCCACACTCCTCTCCGGTGATCTGAGACAGCGTGTAGGCAACGTTCTGCCCGTGAGCGACGCCGCAGGTGAAGATCAGGACTGACCTGCGATCGCGGCACAGGTCCGCGATCTCGCGACAGGCCGCAGTGACAACCTCATCCGCGTTGAATGCATCCTCAAGCTCGTCAGCAACCCACTCACCGCCGCGAACATGCACATTAGACATGTCCGCTTTGGCAACACCACCCTTGCCCTTCAGTGGGCAAAGAAAGCCCTGATGGATCAGCTCGCGAACACCGACCTCGTAGCAGATATGATTGAGGAAGTGCTCCGGATCACAGATCAGTCCATCCTTCAGGCGGTACGGAGTAGCCGTCAGTCCGATGCATCGAACATGCGGATTAATGACCTCCATATCGGCGAGGAACTGCCGATACATGCCGTCGCCGTCGAGCGGAATGAGGTGTGCTTCGTCAATCAGGATCAAGTCGAACTTGCCGAGCTGATCAGCTCGCTTGTAGACAGACTGGATACCGGCCACGATGACTGGCTGTTTAGTCTGACGCGAACGGAGCCCAGCGGAGTAAAGGCCGACCTCAATATCAGGGCAGACTGCCTGCAGCTTGTCGTGAGCCTGCTCAAGCAGCTCCTTGACGTGAGCAAGTATCAGAACTCGCCCACCCCATTGTTGAACGGCATCGCGGCAGATGGTGGCAATGACGGGAGTCTTTCCGCCACCGGTCGGAATCACGATAACGGGATTGTCGTCGCGAGTCCTGAGATGTGAATAAGCTGCCGCGATGGCGTCGCGTTGGTAGTACCTCAACTCCACTGGTTACACTCCGTTGCGTTAGTGCTCGTTACCGCTTTGCCTCAAGCTCATCGGCCATCTCAATCAGCCGCTCGCCGATCTCTCGTGCGTCGGTCGGCGAGCAATCAAAAATGTTGTCCTCGATGTCGACGCGAATCTCGCCGCCAATATCACTGAGATTGATACGGCAACTTTCGCCATCGACCCATGTGTCAACAATCTTCGGCATCACACACCGCCTTTCTGTCTGAACTCATTGATGCGATCCACCAACTGAGGCAGATCATCGAGGTAGACGCTCACGAACCACTTCGCACCGTTCCTGCGATGCAGGACGACAGGCACGTCGCGATCGGCGTCACGCATCGCTTGATCCATCGCACATTGAAGATTGAGCTTCTCAACCCGCTTCACCTCAAAGTGAACGCCGGGCAGGTTTGTTACAACATCCGGCGACTCGCTGCCGCCGCTGAACTGCTGACCGCGTCGAGCGGTGCAGCCGAGAACTCGTTGGAGTTCTGCAGCTGCTTCCCGCTCTCCACGTTTGCCCTTCTGCCGGCTTAACGAGCCCACGGGGCAGCTCCCCCGGCTGGCGGAACCGTCGCCGCTGGAGTAGTCGACTTCGCCTTGTATCCGCCGACTTCGTTCGACCACTCGTCGTTGTCTTTTCGCTTCTTGCATTTCACCTGCACGACGCAGGGGATGTTGTGAATCTGACACGAGTCCTGAACACGCATGACATTGACAGCGTGGCAGAGTCCGCTGAACTGCCGCCGTGCAATCTCAACGGTCTGCGAATTTGGATTCTGCAGATTGAATCGATCGAACAGCTTCCGGCCCTTGTGCTGCCCGTCGATCACTTCCAGTTGCACTTCGAGATATTGCCCATCGCCCTTTCTCGTCGGCTTCATCTCGCTGTTGGTAATCACGCACACATAGTCACCGGCAGGCAGTGGCTCGAAGGCTTTCGCCGGTTCAACCGTCGAAGCATCGAATCCACTGTTGCCGCCATCATTGATTGCCACCATTAGGCTGTTTCTCCTTGATTGAACGCGTAACGTGCATACTCTCGCCAATCGAGAGCGATTTCGTCGGGAAGTCCGCAGCGATTCCCAGCGATATGGGCAGGTCGCTCAGTAGTGAACAGGACGCGCTCTCCGCTGCCAGTAGCAACGGCACGCTCCTTGTTAAACCCCATATCCTCGCTGCGTGTGTAGGTGCGATAGTTAGCAAAGAGGATATCGTCGGCCCATTCCTGCAACATCGCGTTGGCCTGCTTATGCAGCTTCGGCGAGTAGCGATCATATGCGTCAGTTGTCGGGCTCTCAAATCGCTCAATCTTTGCATGGGCAATCACGACCACATTCATCTGACGTTTGAGTCGCAGGTAATTGAGAGCCTTCAGGACTTCAGACCACCATGATGTTGCGTAGCCGAAACCCTTCCCGTATCCGTAGTCATCGATGTCTTTGACTTCGACGCCCTTCTCGGTACGTGGACGCTCCTTAATGACCCTTCCCCAGACAAGTGGCTCAAGCCAATCAGCCGAGTCGATTACCGCAGTTCCGTAGTCGTGCTCTTCAGTGGCGAGCGTTGTCAGGTTCGCCATGAAATCATCGTACGACTCGGCGAGGGGGAACTTGTCGACGTCAATCCCGTCTGCACCGTCCTCAGTAGGAACAAAGATCGGATCAGGTGCCATAGCGGCAAATGTGCTCTTTCCGATCTTATGCACGCCGTAGATCAAGATGCGTCGCGGGCGAACTTGCCGGCCCTTGTGGATATTTGCGAGGCTCAATTGCCGCTCCTTCGGTTCACAAGTTCGTTAATGCTGATCTCGCCATCCTGATCCATCGCAATCGCGACGACGCGGTTCTCAATCAGCGTGATGCGGTAGTCGCCCGGATTGAGCAGCGACCGCACGTTTTCACAGGCGTTGTTAAAATGCTCCTGCCACTCGTTAAGCCGATGCTGGCACGTCAGATAGTCGATCGCGACGCCACGCAGCTGGTCGCACGCGTGCAGGTGGAAGTCGATCTCAACTCGTACAATGTCTTCTGCTGTCATCATTAGATTGTCCTCACGCTTTCGTAGAAGGTTGGCCAGTTATTGGAATTCAGCGAGTCTTTGATACACTCGCACGCGTCGTGATTGTCTCCAGATGCGTCGGCAGCGGAGTGCATACCGATCTCCCACACTCCGCAGCGGTATGGTTCTTTGCGTTCGACGGCGATCAGGTAAAGCCCGTCCGAGTTGTTGCGGCCATACAGTAGCCGCTCCTGAAACTCCAGACGGTGTGCGTAGTCGCCGTCGATGGCCTGTTGCTGAAATCGGTCAAGGTCGTTGATGATATCAACCTCAACGATCTCGCCTCGCCAACTCAGCCAGTGGATCAACGCAGTCGCCGGCAGGCCGTGTATCACGCCTTCCACGTGCTTGAATGCCTCACCCTCAGACAACAGCTCTGCCGCCGTATCATGCAGCGACACACTGAATGCCATATTGAAAACGTCGAGCCCTTCCTCTTCGGTAAGAATCTCCTGCTCGACAGTGGCTCGCCACTCGGCATAGGCTTTAGTTTCCGTGCCGAACGGTTTGCCTGTCTTTGGATTGATCGGCCTGTCGCCACCAATGACGTACTTCGCGTCAAACGCTTCGCGGCCCTTGAGTATTAGATACCGCGTCGCGTTGTCGATCAGATACGCCTTTGGCTCTGACTGCGGCAACAGCCCGCTCTGGTAGCGGTGAAATAGCTGCGGACATTTTCGAAACATCCGCAGCGACTTACTCGTCAGTGGCTGTGTCAATTGCATCGTCGTCTTCCGTATCGTGCATACTTGCGGGATTGAGACGCTCATACTTGCTGAGCACTCTTGTTTTTGCCTTCGCGTCAACTAACGCGATTCGGTTGCCATCAGTCACCGCTGTTGACTCGTACGCTGTTGACATCGCGAAGTCGTGCGGCGAGTTCACTTCGGCCTCGCTGAACGGAATGAACTGCTCACTGCCGTAGTAATTTTGCAGGTACTGATGGACGCCCTGCTTGATCATCCGCGTCATGAAAGTACTGATCTTCGCTTTTTTCGGGTCGAAGTACTTCAGGCAGCGGTTGCAGTGCAGGAATACCACCTGCAGGCAGTCGTCGATGTCGTTGTGCGAAAGGCCGTGCGGCCCTTCAGGATCAGCCAGCGAACTCCTGACCTGCTGGCAAACGTAGCTGAAATAGCAATCCGTCTCCGCGTCTGACTTGCTCGACTTCCACGGTATGCCGAGCACGCTTTCGTAATGTGCCACCGTGCACCTCAACTCTCCAATGGCATGACCATAAAGAATGAGTCATCGTCAAGATGCAGCTCGAAAGGCTTATCTGCATCCGCGTAATAGATTTGCACTTCGGAATCCTTTCCGAGTGCTCGCAGTGCGTCGGTGAGGTACTGCGAATTGAGAGAGATCACGCAATCCAGTTCAGGAGCTGGTGCGTCGATGTGGCAGGTCGTCTTACCAACATCGGCGGCCTGAGTCTTCAGGTCGATGCCGTTCGCGTTGAAGTCGACGCTGATGGCCTGCCGCTCAACACTGGTCGTTACGGCAACGCGTTGCACGCTCGACAAAAACGGCTCAACAGGCAGCGACAACTGATGCACTGCGGCGGAAGATTCGACGATCGTCTGCCACTTCGGGAAGTTGCCGGCGAGCGTGCGTGTGTGAACTGTGGTGTGCTGACTGATAACACTGACGCCACCCTGCAGCCAGAACGCCAGTGCGACTGTGCCGGTTTCCGGCAATGCGTTCGCGATCAGCTTGACGGCTGGCAGAGGGACGACTTCGCGGCAGTCGCCATCGATCTCGCCGTCGCGTTCGTACGGAATTGGCACGACGGCCATTTTGCGGGCATCAGTCGCAACGCAGTGAATGACGTCGCCAGTCTCGATGCACACTCCGTGCAATGGTCGGACGGCCTGCGGCACCTGCTCTGCGGCGGCCTGACAGATTCGCAATGCACGCCGCAGGTCAGCGGCGTCGAGCGTGTACGGCCTGCCGCTGTCGACCGCCGAAAAGTCAGGCAGCGTATCGACTGGCGGAGCCTCAAGCTCGGTAGTCATGCCGCCTGCGATCAGAATCAGCGTGTCGCCGCTCTGATCAAGAGTCACATCCTCATCGAGTCCCCGCAGCAGTGCCGCGAGTCGATCCGGTCGCACGAGCACATTCAGCGGCGGTCCGGTTTCGACGTCAACAACGTGCGTGATTGCAGTCTCTTGATTCGTTGCGTAAATCGTGAGCCTGTCACCGTCGAGTCGAGTCAGTCTCACAAACTTAAGCGTCTCGTTCGGCGAGTGGCTCGGACACACGCCGGCCACAACGCTGAGTGCTGCGGTCAGTTGTTTGCTGTTGATTCTCATTACCATTCCTCTGAATCCATTGTTGCATCGAGCGGCGAAAAGAACGCTTCGCCGCGTTCGTACCGGGCGGCGTACTCGGCCACCCGCTCTTCAGTTCCGGGCAGTGCCAGGCATCCAACCGTTGGCACTGCGATACCCTCATACGTGTCGATGGCGTCGATCATTGTTGCGGCACCTTCGCAGCGTGCCTTTAGAACTGAGTCCACATACTTGCCAGTCCACTCGGGCGGATCTGTTTCAGAACAGATATCCGACTGCAGCAGGTCGCAAGTCAGTTCGGCAACGCCATGCGTCGTCAAGCCGTGAAAACGCATTCGCATATCCAATATGCGAGCGAGTTCTTTTCTTCGTTCGTCTGCACTCAAAGTGTCACCTTCCGTGATCGCATGAAGTTCAGCAGGTCGGCACCCTCGATCCACACGCGACCCGCAACGTGGATGACCGGAAGTCCCTCTTTGCGGCGGCAGTAAATCCAGTTCTCCGAGACGCCGAGCAGCTTGCGGACCTCGGCATATGTGTAGAGCTGGTCGCGGTTAATTGGTTGCGTCATCGCGAGTTCTCACGTGCGGTGACACGAGTGTGAGCAACTTTTCGAACTGCTTATTGATCCACTTAGACTCACGCACGTTGTAGCGAGCAGACGGATTCGGGAACGGCGAGACTCCGTAAATGTCCCCCAGTTCTTCCAGTAGTACTGCCTTCTCGTGTACTGTTGGTTCTGCCATGTACGCACCTTCCTCGCAGTTATTGGTAGGGGAGAAAGCCCGGCGACACATGCCGCCGGGCAGGCCGACTGCCGGAAACCACTACGGCACTCGGCGGCGGAATGTGCTACTCGACGGCAGACGCGGCACGCTCGGCAACATCAGGTGCCAAGTATGCAACGGCGTCGACGAAGCGATTGAGTTCGGCAAGCATCTTCCGAAATCTCTTGTTCTGGCGATTCGTCTTACGCAGTGAGCGAACGAGCTTTTTCGGCGGTGCGTGCTCGGTGCACGCGGCGGACATGGGCGTGTCCATAGCAATGCTCTCCATTAGCTGTTGTGCGGCATCCAGAGTTGCCAGCACTGACCGGGTTGACCGGGGAAAGAGAAAAGCCTGCCGGTCCCCGGTCAAAGCAACCGGCAGGCTTGAGTCGATCGCATGTGCGACCAACTGAGGCGGGAAGGTAATGTTTTGCCGCATCTCGTCAACAGAATTCTGCACAAAAACTGGAGAAACACAGCACGAACAAAAAACAAACTGTTGCAGGGTTTGGACTTGCGAGCTTTCAAAGTTTTTGCAGAATCGTGGGCATGAGCGGATACCGTGACGAATACACGCCGGAAAAACTGCACGCAGTCGCTGCGAGATTTGCGAACCTCGCGGCAAGACTCGCGGGCATGGCTGACGCTATGACAGAGCACGAAATACAG